TTTCTAGTAACAAAGTCAGTGCCATCCATCAATAGTTCCTCTGCGGTGTAATATAGACTTTCTTATTCGCTACACCATTTCCAGAAACCGATAACATCTCTCCCGGTGATAACATGATGTAGGTCTCTACTCCGGGAACTAGTGGCATACTTGCAGCTGGAGTAATAAGACTATTCCACGGATCACCAGATTCGGGGAAGTTACCAATAAAGACATCGTTATCAAATGTTAAGACTCGTACTAGATTTGCACAACGTCCGGGACGATAACGACGAAAGTATTCGTGAACTGGCGTACCAGTTTCATAAAACCCCTTACTCGGATCATAAGAATAAGTTATTATATTTTTACCAAGTTTAGCATTAAGTTCATTGATTTTATCTACAATATACTCAATGCTTATATAAATAGCTGTAGTATTAATAGTAAGAATTAGATCAATCTCTTTACGAATAATATTACAATCATCGGATCCTTGACCAAGATTAATATGAAGCTGAATATGATTCGCTTCATAGACATTACCCATAGCATATAGATAGAGATCTGTCTTCTGATCTGGATTCGTTGGATAATCCGGACCTGTTGCCTCTATACTAATATACGGTCTTGCTTCTTCGGAACTATCAAATGGCAGAGTAGTTACTACTCCAGCTGTGGTTTGAATAATCCGAGTACGATATGTGTCCGGTATAAATACCGGGATGGGTGCGCCAAGTGCATCTGCTGCACCGAGTGTGGTAAGTTTCATTTTTCTTCTCCTTTCATATTTCTTGGGGCTTCTTTCCGAAGCCTTGCATGTTACTAAATGGTAACCCTGTCATTCTGTCAATAAAAGATTTTGGATTTAGATAAGATTTGTGTAAATCTCTCGCCAATCGACCAAAGGGAAACATTGTCCACATCGTATAATCAGTGAACTTTTGCCAGTCTCCTGAGATCATAGATGTTATCATTGTGGGAAATGCTCGGATAATGGGTGGTGATATTATCTGAAGTGGTGCTACATAATACGGATAAGTGCCGAAGAAAGCAGATTGCTTCTCTTTCTTATCTCCGAATATCCATTCCGACATATCCTTTAACCAGCTCCATGGTGCCGGAAGCGCAGAATCGAAGAGTGAAAACATAAACGCATTCGCTAGACCAAGCGTAATAAGATCCATTGCCATCATTCTCTGGAACTTATCCATCTCCATTGTGCCTTCTCGGAAACCATAGATCTTAGCTTGCTCATACATCTTACTTCTGGTGTTAATAGAATTATAAGTCCAAAGTTGGAAGCGAGTAAGCACCTTGCCCATAGCACTTCGTGCAATCGCTGGACGATACGGAGCAGTATAGAGGAATTGAGTACACTTCACACCGTCTTTGGCTAATCTACTGAGTATAGGATTAAATCGCCACTTTCCGTGCTCATCATAGTATCCTTCGAGAGCACCATTAAACATATTATAGAACTGGATATAGTGCGCCATAAACGCATCGGTACGAAGTTCTACTTCGGGTGCTCGCATAAACCACGAGACTTTACTATAGAGTGCATCGGAGACATGATGCTTCTTTGCCAATGCTCTCAGCGATACATCATCAAAGACTTCATCGCCTGCAAGTTTTCTAGCGTAATCATCAAAGAAATTCTTCAGAGAATCAGTAACGTTGATATTCATACCACCTGCTTCGTTTATTAGATACTCTTCGATAACACCCTCTTCTGCTACTGCTCGCTTGAGATCATTTCTATTCTTGAATGTGGGCGAGAAAGTCTTGCGAATATAGTCCATATCTCTAGCTTTCTTAATATTATCTAATCCAGCAGAGATAGCAGTCATCTGAGTACCACCAAACATATTCGATACCATAGACTTAGTATGCGCAAGTAGCGATGCCATCTCATAACGTGCTTCAGCTTGAGATATTCTGTTTAGTGTCCAGTAATCTACTCTCTGAAGCTCCGGTGGTATTACTCCACTGGTCTTAATAACACCAGTCATCTTACCCAACTTATATAAGAAGTTAGCTTGATAAGAATCCGTAAAGAATAGATATGGATTACGTTTTAGTTTCATATTGGGATCACTAAGCATATCTTGAGTTATGACGTTTGGATTACCTAGAGAATCATTGACATATAACTTAAAGAACTTTACCCACGAATCTGTAGCATCACCATATACGTTATTTATCTCAGCATCTGTGATAATATACTTACTAAGTAGCCACGCCATATTCTTATGAAATGTACGCAGTACATCTTTGTTATGATTAATATACTCTTCCGGTACACGATTATAGTCTATGATCTCTGGTGATCTACGCTTCTGCGAAGAAAGACGTTTCTTTCCAGCTAATTCCCAGAGCATAGCATCGTTCTGATATGCAGTCTTCTTTGCTTCACTTCTACGTAGATTCTCCATAGCTAATTCATGTATTCTATCTGCATTATGAATATGCTCATCTATTCTTAACATCTCTTCGGAAGAGTGTATACGCTGATTAAGATTGAGATAGAGATAAGAAAGATCATACTTCTTGGATAGTATCTGTTCTCTCAACTTTATTAATCTTTCGTATTCTGCCTGCTGTTTTGCATCGAGTGTATAAATGGCTTCTTCGTCTGGAACTAACTCGTGAAGTTTCCTATTAACATCCTCTTCTTCAGTTATTATCGCTTGGAATTTGTCTACTACATCCTGAATCTTAGGAAGTAATTTCTCTTTTAGTTGTACTATATCCTCGCCACGATGCGGATAATAGTATTCGTAAGGTAGTTCACCAGTCCAAGGCGGCTGATCATCGATATGACTTTTAATAATATCGACTAGCATATTATTAAACTCACCATCATCGTCTTTAGTTACTCTATCTGCTTCTAGTATCTCTTGCTGAATCGCAGCACTCTGAGAAAGACGATAGATACCATCTATACCAAGCTCTTGCATAGGAAACGGCTTGCCCTTCGCTAAGAGATCGTGCATATCAAGCTGGAACTTATTCGTATCAAAAAGAGTTATATCTTTCATCATCTCATTGATATTGCGTCCACCAAGTATTCTACGAGTTATTTTTTCACCGAATAAGGTGGCTGGTGTTACTCTATATCTCTTTAGATAAATGTTCTCGTTATTATCATCGAGAATACCACGCTGAATATGCGAGATTTCTTCGTTATACTTAGTTACTATGTCCGAGATTCTCTGCTGAATCTCATCACCAGTAAGTTCAAGTATCTCTGTACCAGTATTGATTCTATACTTCCGAATAAAGACATCCATATATCTATTTCTAAAAGATTCTGCTTTATCTTTGTAATATACTGCATCTCTTGCAAATAGATCCGAAGTCTCAAGATCGCCTTGAAGTGCATACCATTCACTAAGAACTTCTGCAGCATGCTGATCTCGTACTATAGATTCGTATTCCCATATTCTTCTACCAAAGATACCGGGTTGCTCTATATAGGGCTCGATCTCTTGTGAGAATCTGCCGGCAAGCTGTTCTTCTTGACGAGTACCTTCAAAGAGAATATTGCCTACCGTATTCTGAAGTGAGCCCATAACGGAGGTAGGTGCAAATGCCCATCCTTCTTGAATAGAGCCGTCTTGAGCAACATAGGCAGTCTTTACCATATTAGCTTTCATCCCGGGCTGAGTAAGTAATCTCTTATCTATGGCTTCCGGAAATAGGAAGTAGTCTATCTTACGAATCCACGGTTGTTCTCCATATTTGTCACCAAATATCTTCTGAATAAAGGTAGGTTTTCGCATGTTAGTAAGTATATTATCAAAAGCTTGCCAATCCTGAATAGTCATCTGAGACATAGATTTATTAAAATAAAAACGAGTAAGCCCTTCTATAGGAATATCTGTTTTCTCTGGAAAACCGTAGTATTCTAAGTTGGCTTTGATATTAGCGATAAGTTTATCTAAATTGAGCTTATCTGCTCCTGCATACTCTTCTGGTTTCTTGGATATTAACTTCGCTTGCTCCATGAATACACGCTTCTTCTCACCTATAAGATTAAATACATCATCTACTTTGACTAAACGAAGCGATTTATCTAGCGATTTCTCCTTCTCTTGTAATCTATTAAGCTCATTAGTTACTCTCTTATATTCTCTCTTTAACTGCGTTAAGCTCTTCGGGATAACTTCGGCTTCTTCGCTTTTCTTAGTTGGAAGTGTAGCTTCCGGATGTACTAGAGCTTTTGAGATAACCTGAGAATTGGGCTTAAACATATACTTATTTATCTCGTCTAGCCAGCGTTGCTGAATACCATAGAATGCTTCCTTTACTTCGAATGGAACTACCGAAGTTGCAAGTCCCATATTCGAATGATTCGTAGCATTACGTTGCTGATATATACGCTCTACATAGTCTTCTATGTTTTCTTTGCCTATAATATTGCCATCTTTATCTTTGTAGACTTCACGCATATATGAGTTCGGAAGCTTCGCCTGAAAACTACCCATCATAAATATGTCGTGTATCTTCTGCATAGTCGGATCAAGTGATCTACGATACCACTTCTGATCAATATCAGCTATCTCTATAGGAACCGATACTTCACCAGTATCATCTCTTGATATCTTCGATTTGTAAGCGTTTACATTGCGGAATATCTCGTTTATCTTCGGGAATAGTGTCTTTATATAGTAGTCTCTATCTGCTTCAAATGCTTGCTTACTAACGCCTTTCAGAGCAATATAGGTTGTCATATCGATTAAGTCTTGCTGAATGAGCTCTAATATCTTGGCTCTTGCTTTACCATAGACTTCGTAGGGATCGCCCTTGAGATCGTCTTTGGGAAGAATATCTTTGGCTTTCTCGAGAAATTTCTTTACTTTCTCTGGAGATAAATCCGAAGTACGCTTTATAGCAACCATATCATTATAGATATCTAGTAATCTATCAGTAGTCCACAAAGATTTATTTAAGAAACTCTTACCAAGTAATAATCTTACTGTATCCGTTGCTTCATCGTATTCGGCATAAGACTCGACACCATTGTATTTCTTTCCGGATTTCTGATATTCTATCGCTCTCTGAATATCTTTGAGAAAGCCTTTTAGTTTCTTGGAATCACTACTTTCTATGTATTTTACTACTTCACTATAGTCGCTAATAACTACTGGATGTCGTGTCATCTCGTGCATTATCTGTTCCCAATTCGGTGCACCATGCTTTCTCTCTTCCATAGTTAATCTCTGAAGAGTTTGATACATATAGGGAAGTCTATTACCTACAACGCTAGTAAGATCGAAGTTCCAGTCTACTCCACCAAGTGCACGAGCTACTCCGCTGAAATAGGTAGCACTATTAGCAAATGTACGATTAAACGATTCTATATAGGACTTAGTCGTAAAATAATCATATCTTCCAGAAAGTGCAGTATTGAGTTTTCGGAATGGTGAGAGTGCTATATTATGTAGATATACCGCTGGATTAACTTTACCTTTACCAATGGGTTCCATCTTCTGCATAGTATCATAGGTAATAGGTTTGCCATTCATCTTTACATCGAATAGATTAAATAGAATTCTAGCAGCAGGCTCACTGAAATCAGGAACTTCATCAAAGTCAGTTGGATCAGCTACCTTCGTAATTGCTACCGCAATCTTACGAATTGCCCAATCTACTTCTGGATCCGTTTCCGGTTTCGGTGTAAGTTCAAACTTACCTATATCAGTTGATACTATAATTGGCATTCCGGTATCAAGCGCATTATAATACGCTTGCTTCATGGCAGTAGTATCATTTACTACAATACCGAGTAAGTTCCTTGCATAGGTCGTGGCAAGCGATGTCTTTGCCGTAGTGCCCGGCGCTCCTAGAAGAACCGGAGTGCTCATTATCTGTTTTAATCGTTCTCGTTGCGGAGTGATCGCACCAAAGACTTCTTCGTCTGCTTTTCTACCAGATTCATCTTGATATTGCTTGATCTTCTGACCACGCCACATATCGTTATTCTTCTTCATCTCCTTCAGCCAACTAAGCTTCATACCCTTTCCAGAACCATCATCTCTTCTCCCAGCAAACCAAAGATAATAGCTATCGCCATCATCATCGGAACCACCAGTAACTTCTTTTGAAGTAGAATGAATCATTATTTCATTGCTATCTATATCACTAAAACCTTTGAATCTAAGTATCTGCATACCCGCTGGATTATCCTGTGGTATTCGTTGAACTGCTACATGATTAAAGAAGTCTTGAATAAAACCACGAGAAAGTCCTTTCGGAGGCTTTCTTCTGCCTTGCGCTATCTCCCATAGTTCTCCTAGTTTATAAACTTTGTTATTGAGTTCGATATTAAGTTCTCGTAGATTACGTCCAAGCATAAACTCATCTCTTGCAATCTGAGTATTCTCAAATGCCCAACCACGATTCTTTATCTTGTATACTGAGTTGCCTATCTTGGGACGCATTGCACGTTTGACTACATATTTGTTGAATAGCGAAGAGATATATCTTACGGCAAACTTATCCGCAAGAGATATATCGTGTTTCATAGAGACTAGAGTATCAATTACATTCTGATAACTACTCTGCTTTGTAGAGAATTCATCTGGTGCAAATCCTTCAATCTCGTCAAACATATCATTAAGATCATTGATATTAGCTATCTTCTTTACTATAGCTTTAATTACTTTTGTATTTCCGGAATATAACATCTGAGATATACGATCTATAGAGACATCATCTATATGCTCTGATATATACTTCAAGTCCTCATCAGTATACTCATTTCTCTTAAGAATATCGTCATACTTGAGATTTACAAAGTCATTACCTCTTGCACCTCTTACAAGAATATTCTGGATAATATCGTTTCTTACTTCTTTGGATTGATTGAGATGAACTAGCATCTGCTTTGTAAGTGGATTAACATGATTAATACCAGCAGCATCAGTTATCTCAGTAAGTACTACTTTTATATCGTTTATGTCTATAGAATAAGCACTAACATCACTATCTGCAACTATCTTTCCATCTTCTGCTACACGAAGAAGTGTCTTATTTCTCGCACCAAGTTGCTTAATCGCATTATCATCTGCTACCATATCTACACCATTAGCTTTCATCCATTCTTGAAGTTGTGGAGACGCTACCTTCATAAGATATTTACCAAGCATCATACCGCCTTCGGAATCAGAATGGACGATGAAGCTCTTGTTAGTTCTACCCGATACTGGTAGTCCAGCAGAAGCATTGATAGCATCTAAAAACTGTTGAGATACGTAGACATTGCCATCTTCTATAGCTTCTTCTACTGTAGGATCGATTGCTTGCTTGGACTTAATCGCATGTTTTACATCAGCTACTACTACTCTGATATTCTTGAGATCTACACCGGGATCGGCGATAAAGTCCTCTGGCTGAAGTCCGGCACCTTGATTGAAGATAATCTGAAATCGCTTATTAAGATTCGAAGGAGAGTTAATAAAGCCGGGTTTGTTAATAAAGCTAAAATCCGTAGCCTGATTGAAATCTCGTAGGTAAAGTAGAGTATTCTTATATTGAGTCTCGTAATATTGTTTCCAGTATTCTGGATTAGACTCATATGATTCTCTGCCTATTACTTCATCTATAAATCTTTGAAAGTCTTCTTCATGTAGTCTTCTTACTTCTTCGATTGAAGTATTAGTATATCTTGCAATTTCTTCTTGAAGTCGTTGGAACTGAAGAGTATCCGTTTCTGGATGTTTAACTACGAAATTGAATTCGCCTTTATCATTTCTACCGCCGATATAGATATACTTATTTACTACTTTCTTACCAGTAGTTGGATCTACTATATTCGGATCTTCATATCCTTTCTCCATCTCCGTAAATACTTTACTGAACATACCATTACTTCGTAGTTGCTGAAATTCGGCGTAGAAGTTTGGCATAGCGGATTCAATCTTGTCTGGTGCTACATGCCAAGTAACAGTCTTAAGAGGCGAAGAAGTTCTCTCGGATAGTCCACGAACTAATCGGAATATGGGTCGATCCTTCGGTAATAACTGCGACACCTTCTTACCACCGACTACTTCACCATATTGAATAGGCTGTACTTCAAAAGAATCGACTACTACGTCTGTTCCGGGAAGTCTAGTTCTATTGTGTTTGATATAGTAGTTATCTCCAGTATAGTCATAGTATTTCTTCATAATGACATATTTATTCAAGACAGCATAATCGCTATCGGTAAGATTCTCACGGAAACGATCCTTGTTCTTATCTATCCATTTGTATAGCGTTTGCTTATCCGGATTCTTACCGACTTCGGTTATGAAATCATTAGTTATCTTCTTGACATTATCATCAGTTGCTTGTTCTTCGGGTAAGATTCTTTTAAAAGAACGAGCAAGTTGCTGATCCCAGTTAGTCTCCGGTGTATTGGATTTTATTATTGCGTCCGACATAAATGCACGAAATAGTTCTCGCTGAGTAACACTATCTGCATTTACTCCAGTATTCTTTATCCAGATACCAGTATCTTTATCATCATAGCCCTGAGCTTTCATATATTGCTCAAAGTCTTTCCAATATGGATCCGAACCACGATCAAATGCATCTGGTGTAATAACTGTAGCTTCTGCTTTCGTGATATTACGTATTCTCTCAATGTCGGGTGTAACCTTACCCTGAGTAGGAATAAAAGCAACTACATCGTCTTTACTAATAAAGTCTGGATTAATCTCTTTTCTTCCAGCAATACTAAATTCATTCTCTCCATCAGTTACAATAACAGTAGAAAGAGAGAGTTGAGCAGTACGGAAACCATCTGCAGTATAATACTCTTCTGGAACTATTTCAGTAAGCTTAGTTACACCACGCTGTATATCTTTTAATCTATTTCTTGCATCTCTATAGCCGAGAATGATACTTCTCGCAGTTGCATCATCAATAGCGGGAAATCCATATTCGGCAAAGTCTTGTTGAATAGCTTTGATTAGCTGATCTGGTATCCTGTTTTCTACTTCGTTCAATTCTTCCTGAGCTTTCTTCATTCCGGCTTGCTGAGCACGAGCAGCAGCTTCTTCTGGAGTTGGTGGTGGAAGTACTGTTTGAACAGTAAGTGGTTCAATAGAGTAGGTAACAACCTTAGTCGCTTTATCAGTACCAGTATTAGTTATCTTAAATCGCTTATTTCTTATCTCTATTAGTCCAGATTCACCAAACTCTAAACCAATATTCTTAGCAGTTGTAATAGAGCGAGTGATAGTAGTCTTCTTTCCAGCTAAAATATCTTTGGTATCCTGATCGAATATTCTAGTCTTTACTGGTTTAAGACTCTTAATTGCTTCCGGTGGTAGTGGCTCTGGAGTTATAAGTGCAGGCTTTGTCGGTTCTTCAGTAGTGGCTTCTGCTATTTGATTAGCAAGATTCTGTTGTTTCTCTAATAGTTCCGCTTGTCTTTCTTTAACGGCAGCGACTTCTCTCTGCCAAGACTCTATATTATTCTGAGTTTTATCTATTAATTCTTCGGGAATTCCATACTCTTTCGGTATAACCTCAGCTATTTTACTAGCGAGAAAGTTTCTTGCTTCTTTACTGCCAATAGTGCTATAGAATAGCTCTCGCACTACTTTCTGAGTACGAGGATCTGCTTCGGCATAACCATTGATTTCTTCTGGTGTATCCGGAAGCTTTGATGTAGGTTTCCAATAAGGTTGCATTAACTTATATGCTTGCTTCTCAGTTACAGGTCTATCACGATATGCGAAGAAGCCCCCTATAAGATATTCGTAGATCTGCTCGGGCGTAGTCTCTCTTCGCATAGTTGAAGGAAGACCATTCCACATCGCACCAGTAATAGTTCGAGCAATAGCTTGAGTACTCAATCCAGCAGAAGGACCACCAATAAGCGTACCAAGAGCATTAGCGATAAGTCTATCTCCCGCTTCCATATAGGCACCACCAGCGAAACCGTGAAGCATGGCATCTATACCATTCTGCCAATTAGATACAGCACCAGCTATTCCAAGACGAGTAGCACCCTCAATTACATCGCCTACAACTGGTTTACCTAAGAATTTGAGTGCACTATTGACTGCACCCATCTTACCCAGAGCTGCTTCTGCTGCGACTTTAGTAGTTAAGCTGGTTACATATTTCGTAGCTGTTGGAACTACTTTCTTCATTGCTGCATTAGAAACAAGAAGTGGTACTGATCTTGCGGATACTGCTTTGGCTACGCCTTTAAATGGACCGATAGGCAATAGATACCCAGCGTAACCTGCAGCTTGACCAACTGCTCTTATCACTCTTTCCCACGGATTAGGAGGGGCTTGTTCGCCTATCTTAAGAGTAGTAAATCCCTGAAGCCAACCTTCACCAAGATAACGAAGTGCACGGAATAGATTAAAGTGTACTTCATCCTCAGTTACTTCACGGAATGGAAGTTGATAATAAGCGGCATGCTGCTTAAGAAATTGAACCTGAGTGGGATTAAATCGCTCAGGTTCTTTCATATAATATTTCAGGTATTGTTCCGTAAGATTCCGATTCATCCTTGGAACAAAGTATTGTGGTGTTTGCATCATATCGTTTATTGAGGAAGCATAGGCATACCGTATGCAGTCGTTGGATACATCATATCTATTTCTTCTTGTTGATTCATTAGAGGATTAAGAAACTCTTGAGTTACTCCTGCAATTTGACCACCACGAACTAGTGCTTTTGCAATCTCTGCAAGAGCTTGAGATGCGGACATATTGGCATAAAGTTCTCTTACTGCGGCATTTGTTGCAAGTGCTGCTTTCGCTCCAGAACCAATTGACTTAGCTGTACCAAGAGCTTTTGCTCCAGTACTTAGTGCGGCTTTCGCTATTCTTTTTGCAGGTTTCGCTCCAGTACTCAATGCTTTCGCTCCACCAAATAATTCTTGTAGCGATTTTCCTGCTTTCGCTGCACTAGTACCAGCCTTTGCTCCCTTTGTAAGGGCTTTTGCTCCGCCAATTGCGGCTTTCGCTCCCTTCGTTGCATTAAGAAAACTCCAAGGAAGCAAGAAAGATGCGAGTAAGCCCACTGCCTTACCTATGTTCTTGGCTGTCTTAGTGTCTTCATTACTATACCAACTATCTTTTAGTATTCCAAAGAGAAGTGCATCGAGTAATCCGCCACCAAGAGCAAGCGCTTGTCTGCCTATAGAAGCGTTCTTTGCATAATCTCCGTCGGATGTATCTAGTCCATATTGTTGTGCATAATATTTTGCTCGTGCTCTTTCTTCTTTGCTCAACGAATATGGATCCTGATTATATCGAGCGATAAGAGCTATATTTCTTTGCATATCTGCTTGTTGAGCCGCATTCAGCATTAAAGCTCCAGTATTGAACGGCATATTTGCTAATTGATTATAATCCATTTTATTCTCCTAAGTTAAATCTATTAAATTCTTGCTCGGTTGGTGGACCATACGTCGGTGGTATTTGTTCCGGTTCCGGAGCTTCTTTAACTGTAGCATATTTCTTTGCTATATATTTTCCTAAAAGCCCACGGAATTGATAGTCCGGCTGTACTAAACGACGAGTATAAGTATAATTTGTTATCGCATCCAAGAATGGATTACCAGTCATCTTTGGTTGATACATATTATGCAATATGGCTTTCATAAGTAATTGTTGTACTTGCTGATATTGATCTAGATACTTTCCTTGATTCTCTATATATTGCTGAACAGAACCGGAAAATTTGTCATAATTACCAGTTAGCGCATTTATAGTATTCAATAGTGTCTGTGTATTAACTATGTTTTCTTCTGGTGTTCCTGAGGTTGTTCCTGTAGTTGTACCAGTTGGTGTATAATTATATCCATACTGTTCTTGCATATATTGTCGAAAAAGTGGAGATTGCTCCAATCCATAACTCTGATATGTTTGCGCAAGTCCCTGTGTTCCCGGAAGATATCCAGAGAAATTCTCTGGCGCTTTTAAATAGTCCGGAGAATTGAATATAATAGTATCATAATCCGACTTATATTTCGGATATTTCTGTTTAATTAGTGGTATGGCTTCTCTTCGCACATCTTCTAATGTTACTGGCATATTACTTCTTTCTCCTTACTGGTTTATATGGATAATAACCATATCCCCACATCTTTCTCATTATCTCATATTCTTTTTTATCGCTTATATATACTTTCCCATTAATTGGCTTATACTTATTACTCTTTATTATTTCCAAACCTTTGTTATATTCTTTTGTATAAAGAGGTTCTTTTAATATTTCTTCTTTCTCTGCTTTTAATAATTTAGCTTCATTTTCGGCTTGTGTTCTTTTTGCTTGTTCCTCGGTTAATTTAGTTTGATATTCCATCTCTCTCAACCTATTCTTACTCGATGTATTTTCTAAATTTATTGCGTTTAAACCACGCATACTTTCTGCTAATTTAGTTTGCTCCAATCCTTGCTCTCCAGTTAACTTAGTTAAATATATCTGATTCTGTCTATTTCTCTCTCCTTCTTCCAGACTAGCTTGAGTTCCATATAAACCAAGAAGAGTATTTAATTTTTGTCCGAGTAAGCCTCCCATTAAATTTATTCCACTCATCGCATTACTATACATATTATTTAACTGAGTTCCATACATATTTGCAAGTTCTGTTTGCTCTTTCTCTAAATTAGATCTTATCTGATTATATCTATCTGCTGTTTGACTAAGATAATCCCAAAATCCCGGCATTTTCTACCTCCTTAAAGTTGGCGTAGACCAAATATTGCGGCTGGAGTAGCGCCAATAGCATTAGCTAATAATCCACCCCAGAAACTAGTCTTATTCTGAGCTCGCATTGCTTGCATGGTCGCATCTGCTTGCATCTTCTGTAATCCATAATTCAATGCCGCTTGAGAACCTTGCATTGCTGCTGCATTCTGAGCCGCAGCATTAGCCATACTACCCTGAAGTCCATAACCTAATAATCCAGTTCCGGTTTGATAAGCATTATTAAGATAGCTGTTATAGGCTTGTCTTGTTCCTTCGAGATTACTTGCAAGCAAAGATTGTAATTGACCTGTAGCAAATGGATTCTGACCTGCAGCTTGCATTCGCATGCTATTAAGATATTGCTGAGCTGCCGCATCTACTCCCATCTTCTTAAGATCATTATACATTCCACGATTTCTAGAACTATATGGATTCAGGAACTCTTCTCCAAGAGCATTATATCTACTTGTATCAACCGAATAAGTCTGTGGGGTATACGCTTGAGTTAGCTGATCCGGAGTCTGATTATAACCACTCAAACTCTTCGGTCCGAAAAGTGCATTTCCTAGTAGTGACATTATTCCACCTTCTTTATCCAATCAAACGGAATATTTAATCGAGCCCAACCATCTGGGAACTTCGCTTCAAGATAACACTTCGTTCCACCTTCACTTTTTACTTGAGCAAGACGAATATTACTCGTTGTTTGTTCCTCGATGTTAGTATTACCAATTCCAACTGATTGGAGTTTTCTATCTAGTTCATCTATCTTATTCCAGATTCGATGAAGCTCTCTATTAATCTCTTCAAACGAGGCTATCGTTCTATACGAACTTACTCGTTTCATCTTTCCTCCTTGACTACAAAAGTACGAATTACATACTTTATCATCGATATAGGTTTATTAGTTTTTATCGAAATACGAAACACTGATTTCGCTATCATATTATTATAATAATCACTTGCTGGTTTATTGTCAATATAAATTTCTGATTCTACACGAGTATTACCATTGTAAGTTTGAATGTCATATATCTGCTTCTTATTCTTAGTTCCGAAATCTATGACATAGTCTAATTCCATCGTTCTGTTTTTATCTTTGTAATAAACCTGGTCTGTACTAAATAGTTTCTGAGAAGACACGTAGGTAGTAAGATAACGATCACCAGAATAAGGTCTCGTAGATAATCTACTACTACTTAACTGTCCTCCCGGCGAAGGGATAACTGCTCCTTTTAAATTCGGAGGATTAATCGGATTTATAGGTTCTATAGGTTCTTCTGCAGTCTCAATATCAGTAGATACGGTTACTACTACTGATCCATCTTCAGTAGTATATTCTCCTTCGAGATTAACTATGTCGAAATTACTGGGAGTATCGATAGTATAAGTAGCCCACTTTCCAGTACTCAGACTATAAGCAAAGATAATAATATCTTGAAGCTTAGTTGCATCTGCAGTTTCGCCTATTACTACAATAGCATTTCTATTCTGAAGATAGTCTACAAATATACGACGATTAAGCCACTTAAATGAAGGAAAATTCTCAGCTTCTCCAGTAGTTGGAGCATAGTTATTTTCTTTGATTACATCGCCAACTGAAACTATTTTATTTCCATCTATGACATATAGATTATTATTATAGTAGACAAAGATACCATAATCTGTAACTACTGCGTGACTACGATGTGCAATACCACAAGCCTTACTCGTATATTCTATAGCAAGAGTATCAGCATTGATAATGGCATATTCTTCGTTACCAAAGGCGTAGATTCTACCATTGAATGGAATCAATGCAATTGGTATGAATCCAAGAACGCAATACTCTTCCTGATAATTAAATACGGAAGGCTGATAAGGAAGACTACGAATTACTAGATTATCTGTATTTACATTGACTTTAGGATCCAATGGGAACGATACATTTCCAGCAAATATCATACCATTGTATACACATTGACATTTGCGTTTTGCACTTACATTCTTCATTGTTTCCGAATATCCAGCATCAATATTAAACGAAGCATAACGAGTTCCATCATCTACTATCTGAGCGTAATATAGACCAGTTTCAGAATTAAACGTAAAAGTATGAGTATCAAATTCTATTTCTTTTACAAGGCGATAAAGTTCTTGCTCTGTGCCATCTATTATCTCCGCTGCATAGAGTCGTAATCCAGTTATTCTACGAGAGACTACATGTAATAGTTCTATATTCGTATTGATATTAACAACGATATTCTTATTACTTTCTCCATTAGAAACAGTATGATCCCAGAAATGATCAGTAAGTGGTGAAATACATACACCATCGTAAACGAATGCAATGCGATATCGTATACTCTTTCCGGATTCGAAAGCACTTCCATTAATTTCAGTAAATGTTATAGTACTGGGTTTATACTCTATTTCTCTGATTAGCGTTAGATCTATATAGTCTGGTATATTGCTCATATCCGGCTCATACACAGCAACCTTATTCGTATAAGGTAACATCATTATATTTTGCACTAGATTAAACATCTTATATGTATTATATAGATCAACATTAGTATTACAAAGATCAGCAACTAATAACGTTGAATAAGATAAATTAATAGCATCATCATAGCTATCTATTTCAGATAGATAGGCAACATCATTATTTGACGGAGTAAGAAGCGTTTTTGAATCTGTATCATTAAGCGAATAATGAGTTCGCTGATTATAGTGATTTCCAGCATGATTCTCTAGTTCGGAAGCAAAGAGTGCAAATCTTGCACTACCATCGGATTCTACTTCAGGATTATTAAAGAACTTTGTAAGATGAAAGAAACGACCAAAGTATTTATATAAACCGGGTACATTACCCAACCAGTAATTAAAAAACTGATAATCCCAAGTATTAGTAGGTTCTACTCCATTCCAACAATAGTAAATATCCTGCGAAGTATTCTGCGAATCAAAGAAAACTTCATCGTTATTTTTAGTTAATCTATTAAGCGGGATAGAACGAATTGTGTCTTGTATAGTAAGAGTATTTTCTTCTTGATTAAAATTGCTTGAATGATGCCAATATGCTATACCACATCCAACATGAGAGCTTATGACATCTTCTATATTACCACTACTTGGAATACTTACAGGATATTCATGATCAGTTCTCTGATTTATCCATACCTTACTCGGACAAGCAATTTCATAGCCTACGATATTATTATCGTAATCTACTATTACGAGAGAGCCGATAAGAAGAACATTATCTTCTTCGTTTTGATCTACATGAGCAAATCCACAATATCCGGGAGATTCCATAAACATTATAGATGAACCATAGTTATATGGAGGCTGAAATGGATAAGTAATTGGAGAGGTAGTATATATTCTACGAAGTTCTGCATATATATCATAGAAACCAGATTCGGTAGTAGTATTGGTATTTGGTTCCATATTCATTATCTCTTGACTATTAACAGTTACTTCATAAGGTATCCGAAAATATCTACCATCTCCATCGGGAAAACTATTATTATAACCGGTCGAAAGTATTTCATATTGAGTGCTGTTTTGTTTTTTATATTGAGAATATGTATAATAATACTGAGTTGGTATCTTTTTGTATGGAATGAACGGAAGCTTGCTCTTGTGTAGATCTCCGCTATCATAAGAGATAAGTTTTGGAGTATCATAAACGAATAAGTCCTTACTGAAAGAAAAGAGGAAATCGTCTTCCAGGTCTAATTCACTTATCGGAGTATCTCTTCCCATATTATACCCTAGAAAGACATAGTCATGAGATACTGCTATAGAATCTAATCTACTTCCTGGAGGATTAAGAGTTTCAATAACTTCGATATTAGCAATAACACCAGAAGAATTTATACTTATGTTTTCGAACCATTCGATTGTAGTACTATTAATATTTGGATCAAACAAATTTTTTATATTTAGTTTTGTAATAAAGAGTCTATTATCTTCGTAATGAGCGAAATAGATATGAGCTGGACGAAAAATATTAGTATCAACTTCTACTTTATCATAACACCACGCAATTGGAGAAGTACTACATAATTTTCCAGTGCAATGTATCTTATCGTTTGCTATATCGTAAAGAAATAGACCGTTATAACCATACTGGGCATATAAAAAATATCCTTCGTTAATGGGAACCATAAACTGTAGGTTTTCAGCATTAGCATAGTTGTAATCCGAAGATACAATATCTTCTTCAAAGATGATTTCGTCTTTCTCAATATCTATTAGATTACCATTGCCGTATCCATATCTCAGATATTTTACATGCCCATCGTCATCTAAAATGCTTGCCTGACGCCCAATTACGTCCATACATAAGCGATCTCCTCGAGGTGGACTAACTATACCAACCAACTTATTATCTACGAAAATCCGTCCTTTTTGGTCCTCAGAAATAGGAATAGTTTTTCCTTCAACGAATAAGTTCTTCTCTTGAACATAGCTGGTATTCATCGGCTTATCTTTGTTCTCCGGAATCGCTATGCTCTCGGAACCATCCACTCGCACATTCTTAAAACCAATGGCACCACTATCCGGAACTGCCGGAGTGGCACCATTGAAAGAATTGAATTGAACTATTTCTTTAGGCATTATACGATTTCTTTAAAAGTTGCCAGAGGAAGCGGAAATCTATTCTTAGTAAATTCTATAGTACCATTATCGATTATAATACACTGAAAAGAAGTCTTTCCACTATCGTTTCCTATGGGACGCTCAAGAGCACTAAATCCAAATAATACTATTTCAAAGTCGGCAGAGATAACATAATCATTTCCAAGACCCGCAAGATACTGTAATCTCCAAAATGGTAGAGATATAATAAATTTTCCATTTCCAACGTTTCTACAATAACTTGGATTATAGAATATGTGTTCTTGATTAATCTTGAATAGTGTATCTATATTCTTTCTTGAACACACTAGAACATCTATTTCTCCACCATTAGATAAGTTACAATGTAATATTGCAGCTATTTCAAGATCACCTATATCTATTCCAACCATATTGGCGTCGGTTATTTCATAAGTATAATTGCCAGTTGACACTAAGAATTCGTTTAATGTACGTGCCATTATTGTTCCTTAATATTGACCGTAATATCTATAGATGTATCCGCAGTAACCTGCGAATCTGGATTATAGTTTCCTACCCAGCCAATACCATTGTCTTTAAACACTTCCGGATTATAAGTTGTATCTGTATTACTTATCTTAACACTAGCTATAATCTCTTCACGTTTTATAAAGCTTCTTTTAGCTGGCTCTCCAAGCATATTTGTAAAATAAGAAAATCCGTTACTTGGAGGATTATAGTTAGTTATTGTTCCAATATATATAATTGGTGTAATTGTTATTTTGGTATTGTTCTTTATTCTGCTATATGGTACACCAAAACTATCAGTAATATAGTTAACTGAAGAAATAGAACTACCACTACTAGTTAGACTTATTGGAGTAAGACTTAAATAATATGGAGCGTTATAATCACATTGTTTCATATATGTTTCATACTCGCTCTTGGAAAGATTGTAAGTTCTTGTCAGATAATCAGCATTTTTCGAACAAATCGGTGGTCTACCATATATTGGATTCCAGAAATCATGATCATATTTCCAAGAACGGTAGATACTTTCGCCACTATTTATCTTTCCTCTATCTATATATTTTGCTACTACTTGATCAGTTTCAACATCTGTATAACTAAGTGAATAACCTATTCTAAGATTATCGAATAAGTCATCTAGAGTCGCATTCTCTAATAACGTTGCCGGAACCAATTCACTACGTGGACTATAATCATTATCGAAACATATGTTAAATCGAAATGGAGTATAATATCCTATATTAAAATTACTACCATTAAACACTTCTCTCCATGAATGTGGAATAAGTATATCTGGTCCATTAACTGAATCTGGTGGCAAATTAGTATACAACTGATACTGTAAATCTCTTGCCATATATATAGTTCTAGAATCAATTACAATCTCATTACTGTCTAGAAATTCAAATCTTATCTGATTTATTATTGGTATATCAAGATCTCTACTACAGTGATAAAAATATGGTTCGGTTGCAGAATCTACTAAATCTAGCGTAAATGGTTCATTCGGCGTTATTACAAACGGCACAGCACTAGAACGATTATTGATATACAATTTCATGGTCATATTATCTGGCATTATTCTTCTCCTTGTATTATCTTGAGTAAGACTTCTATCTTACTCCGGGAAGTATAGATTACATCTTTCAGTAATCCGTTTATATAAACTAATATCTTTCTGATAATCTCATGGATTCCTACAGAAATTATTAGACCTATTTTCTTTAGAAGCGAGTAAGTCCGCTTATGCAGTATACCTACAACGTAATGTTTCTTTTCTAATAGCGATGTCTTTACGCTATTACTTATATATTTGGTTTGTATACCAAAGACCTTCAACTTACTCGCTTTCTTACATATTAAAACTATATTAGTATTCGAAATCTTCTTCGCTTCGTTTACTATTGTAATGCCTGCTTCTTTGATATTGGCGAAACTAGATGAGACTGAAGAAACAGCGATACGATTACTTTGAGAAATCTGTTTAATCTCTATAGGAAGTCTTACTACATCTCTTTTCATTGTCTTTGCTATCGGAATCTTAAGACTATTCCGAACAAGAATAAGTGTATTTCCGAGCGGTTCTCTTCTTAGCATTAGAAATATACCTGTTTAAATATCGCTGGAGAAGCAGAGGTATTGTATTTGACTTTGATATTCTGGAAGTAATACTGGAACTTATTCGCATATAATTCAATTATCGCAGAAGTCATAGGGAATATTCCAGCTAATTCTGTTAACATTAGATATAGAGCACAGAGTTGAGTTTCCATATCAGTTATCTCTCCTTCCTGTTCATTCCATTGTTTCTCTACACCGATTACTACTGGTTCCTCTTCTCCTTTTATGATATCGAGAATTTGATCAGTAAATGCAGTTATATCTTTAAATATTTCTGGTATACGAGCCCAATACTCTATCTCAAGTTTGTGATCTTTGATAGTATCATTCGTTATAAGCTCTTTATTATTGTCGTAAATAAGTAGTTTTCCGTGCTCTACCTTCCAGTATATGTTTTGATCCAAATCGCTTACTTTATCTATCTTAACTGCGCTGGATATAGGAAGATTCTCGTATTGTTCAACTGAGGTAATATTCTTCAATGTATTCGTCTTCAATCTTACTTCTCTAGAAATCTTATCCATAGCAAGATTAAAGAACTGAGTAAAAGCCTTCCGAGTAAGTTCTGGTATAATTAGCTGAGCAAGATCGTATAATTCACCAGCCTTCATTATTCACCTCCTGCGGAAATAGAAATACCAAACCAGTCATAGTATTCCTGTCTTAGATTTCTTATACGTTGAAGAGTATTAACTGTATTCTCCATGATTACTCTGAGATTATCTGAAGCAGTAGCTTGTTCGCTTATTGCAGTTTGAATCTTCTGTAATTCTGCCGCCGCAAGCTCTACATCATCTGCTTTTAATCTCTTATTGACGTCGGTATAATCATACTTCACATTCTCTTTAATCATTCTATTTATGAGAAGCGAGACATAGGCATTAAATACTCGATTAAGTTCAAATATAGAACAGTATAGAGCAAGCGGGTAATTATAACGATCATGCCAAATAAGTTTTCCACTATTATCTACTCCATACTTTACTATATCTGCTTCATAAGTATCGCCTTCATCGGAAGGATAAACATATAACTTATTGCCACGAATCCAGAAATAGCGTTTTCCATAATCTCCATCATTAAGAAGCGAATAAGTGTTTGTTATATGCTCTGGATTATCTACTCTTACCAACTTCTTCGGTATACTACTCTTCGTATAATAGACATTAATCTCTTCGTTGTTTGTCGGTACATACTGAAGCGTTATGGAGGTACCAGAGGAGGAACATGTGAGGGCAACCGGTACCTCCAACGCTTTTAATGCCTTCGGATTGATTAGACTTATACGATTAACTATATCTTCCATACCAGCCATTATAGTATTATTATCTACAATAATATCCGTTGTTCCAAGTATGGAATTTACATAGTTCTGAACATCAATCCGAGTTGTTGCCATTATTCTTTCACCGCATATCGAATTACTACATTTCCGGTTGCAGCAGGAGTAAGAGTGATTGCAATACGATAGAAGGGTGCTTTAATATTTCTTACATCAAGAGATATTCCACACCCAGTTTTTGCAGCGGAAATAGCTGGATTTGTTCCGGTTACCATATCCGACCAATTAGTTCCATCTACTGAAATCTGCAACTTTATCGTATTTGCAGTTACGGTTATATTCTGATCCGAAGAAACAATTGCTACAGGAAGAATAACATTTCCATAGAAGTTATCAAGCGCAGAAGTATATATTGTTTGTGAACTAGTGTCAGTAAAAGCAAGTGTTTCTTCGTAGGTTTTCCAACCAGTATAATTTGTTCCGGTTACATCTGACCAAGCCATTATTTCCTCCTTACCTTATGCGTTCCACTTCAACACAGCGTGTGTTTCAGGAAGTGTAATTTGAATTCCAGCTTCGGTTATGATCTGATCAATACGACCATCGACATCTGGGCTTTGAACATTAGTCTGATAGAAAGTATCACGACTAATACCGTTTCCTACTAGTGGACGATAAGCTACCTGACCGAGATCAATTACTAAGCAATAGTCTTCCCACTGTTCTCTAAGTAAAGGATGAGCGACGAAGTTGAAGTCTCCAAACACACAACTTACTCGTGTAATATTGAATCCGAATTGAGACTTGATATTCTGAACATCCAATTGAGTTGAACCAGCAGTAAGAGTATTACCGAGGAATGTACCACTACCAAGTTTATTGAACCAAGCTACAAGCTTCCGAGAAGCAAGAACTAGTTTACTACCACTATTACCATTCTCTGGAGCGAACATGTCTCTTGACCAATCTACGAAACTATTATAACCACTATTAGAATAACTAAAGGTAGCTACGTTACCGAAGAGTGATACAAAAGGAAGAATTCCCCAAGTATATCTCTTTACAGCATTACTTGCCTCAGTAACTACATCATCAAGAATTCCATTAGAAGCTGCTACATTGCCTACTCCAAAGAGTGCAGCATGTTCTATGTCCATCTTATGCTCACGCAGTTTCTCGTCCCAAATACGCATAAACTCGTTCTTCTTTCCACGATATTCAGTAGCCATAGCAGAACCAGACATTAAAGGACATGCAGTCTTAAAGATCTGAGTATAACCCTCAGTCTGACCAAGTAAGTCATACCAACTATCTGGTACACCAGAACCTTCGGGATATGCAGTTCCAATTATCTGACCACGAGCATTCAGAGGAATAGTAGTAGTTCCACTAATTACTTCCTTAGAAGTTGGTGTAAGTAAGAACAGTCCATCTAATTTGATCTCAGCATATTTATCATTAGGGGTACTAGAGGTAACTTTATTCACTCGAGCATAAAGTGTTCCAGTTTTATCATTATTGGTAGCATTCTCAATAGCTACTATCTGACCGGGAACGAAATAGATAGGTGTTTGATTATCAGTTGTAGTCTTTCCACGTCTATCATATTTGCAGGAGACTTTTACAGAATCAAGAGTAGTTACTGCAGTAGATATGAAGAAGTTTCTACGTTGCCACTGATGGCGCTGTTCCATCATCTTGAATACAGGATCTGGTGTCGGCATCTTTCTTAAACGAGTAAGATAAGAAAAGAATGGAGATTCCTGAGGACGCAGTTCCGCAATCTCTCCACTCAAATCAAAGGTCCGACGTAGGTTATCTAAACTAACATTCACGGGCGGAACGGTAAATTGATTATAGGTTCCACCTTGTGAAGTAGTGAAGAATTTTGGGGTATAATTGTCTGCCATTTTAATTTTCTCCTATTTTAAAATTGTGTATTTCTATTACTCTGCTTAATCGCCTGACGAATAAGTTCGAGAGTTGGATCCGTAGCCCCTTCAGACTGAGCATTATGTACTCCCATTGTGGGTGGCACACTCTGAGCTCTTTGTCTCTGAATGAAATCAGGAGAAGGCGCATTCGCTCCATAAGGATTAAACTGAGCATTCGGATTGGGTAGCGGAGAATACATAGGCGAAGGTGCTACAGGGTTCGTTCCATTCTGCATCTTACGCATCTGATATAACTGAAATAGATTATCGATAGTTATAGAACTATCATCTGACATGGTCTGAACAAAGTCAAGAGCAGTATTATAATCTACTCCATAGTTATTCATAATTGTATTTATTACGCTATCCAATGCCGTCTTCACTTCGTTGGCACCTTTCAGTTGACCAAATTTCTCTTCCTGTTCCCATCGCAGTTGTTCCAGTCGTTCCTGTTGCTTTGCTTGAATCCACTCATTTTTTAGAGCATTATACTGATTCATTCTAGTATTATAGTCTATGAGTGCACTCAAATACTTTGCGGATTCCGAGTTTGGATCACTGTATGCCTCCACTTGGCTGTAATTATACGGTCTTACAGGTACAGGTGGTGGGTCAGGAAATTCTTCATCTTCTTCTTCTTGTGGTTGTTCTTCTTGTTGCGCAATACTAGCAAGATATTGCTGCATAGTTGTCATTTGTTGTTTAAGTGCTTCATTCTCTTCTTGAAGCTTCTTATACTGATTTTGAATCCGATCATGTTGTGACTGCCAGTATTGATACCGGACTTGATCGTTATCAGTTTGGGTAGTGGATGGATTCTCGTCTTTATTCTCGGGTGTTCCAAAGGAAGCCGAGTCCATTTCATCTTCCCAAGAGTCACTGATCGGAACTCCAAACATGTCATATTGATTATTTGGGTTTAACATCATTCCTCCTTCGGAGATGGTTTAGTATTTCGACGAGCTTGTTCTTCCATTATCATTCTCTGAGTTTCCAGAGCGGCAGCATTACCGGCATTCTTGAGCGTATCATTCAATCTAGCAGCATATAATTCCTCTGACTTTCTCTGTTCGAGTGCAGTTTCACGCAACTTCATTTTTTCTGCTGATACAGCCTGATCAAGACGAGAATGGAATAACTCTCGTTCTCGAGTTTGAAGATCTCCTTCTAACTCTTTAATTCTTTGTTGTGCTTGCTGAAGTGCTTGCTGAAGTTGTTCAATAGTGTCAATTCGACTTAAAACTCCTTCAATATCAAACACATCAGTTTTCTTAAGGACTTCTACTCTATCGATGATTTGGTCTTTATACATATCTCGATAGAACTCTAATTGAGCATAGCGATTTGCTGGAAGAGTAGATCCGGGAATAACGATTAAGTCGTATTTACCTACGCTGACATCGTTCATTACCTTCACTTGCTGACCATAATCATCGTATAGTCTCTTATTAATAACATATTCCGATAGAGAATTATTAGGTTGAAGTATACGTATCATCTTCTCCGCAATATAAAACTCTTGAATAAAGCTAATCATAACCTTACCCAATAGAGTAAGAGCTTGCTCGATAGATGCTTGCTTAACCTTAATACGTCTCTGACCGAACTCATCTAACATCATTATACCACGATAAGTATCTGGTGCTGCTTGAGAACTACCCATCATATTCTCAAAGAGACCCAATTCGTGATCGATGTCTTGCTTTGCCATAATTTCATTCTGGTATAATTCATTAGGCATTGGTAACGGAGCAACGGGAACGGGCTGACCTTCACTAAAGTCAACTTCAATTATCGCTCCGGGTTGAGCCCATTGTTCCTTTAGGGCTTCTACATCGGTTCCTCTCGGAACCAGTACTTTCACATTAGTGGAAGTGGACGCATGTGCAACTATAAGAGATCTAATCTTGTTAATATATCTCTGCATATCTTTCACCAGCCTTACATCAGAAAGCGGGTATGGTGAACCGGTATGCATATTCATTATGGGGATTATGGGATACTCTTCGCAGTTGAGTAAGCGTCGATAAAGGGTCTTATCTCCTACAACGAACCCCATCTGAATTCGTTGCATCGGAACCTTTACCGCAGTAATTAATCCTTGCTCGGCAAGATCCATCATACGAACTTGCTGTATTTGCGGAGGTTGAGGGGGTTGCATCCCCTGCTCTGCAATAGCTTGTGCATATTCCGGATTCTGTTGAGCTACTTGGAGTAATTCCTGATATTGAGCTAGAGCTTTTTGATACTCTGCCATAAGTCGTTCTGCTACCTGACGAGCAAGAACTTCTTCGGTGGCTATATTGCCATTGATGATCCAGACAGGACGTTGGAGATATTCTTCGAATTTTTCAGGGGTAAGAGTATACTCTGCCCTACTCCAACTCTCGAATACTCTTACTAGTTCTACCCAGACTTTAGTATAGCGCTCATAGCCACGTATGTATTCGCCATCAAAGAGATCCGGATTCTCTACACCAGCGAATACAATGAGATTATCACTCGTGTTCCCAGTAATTATCATATCACTTCGGAAACTATTTCCACTTGCAGTATCGATAGCTTCAGTATAAGATGGGTATAATCGCTGAAGCTGACCTTTGGTATAGGTGCGGCTAATGATAATATCGGATGCATCACTACAGAATTCATCTTGCGCATTCGGATCAATATATACTTGCAATGGATCAATAGCCTTAAACTTTACTTCACCTCTTCCACCATCGGCGTAGGGATCGATATATACAAGCAGAACACCCATTCCCGTAACATAAAAATCATCTATAGCTTTTGAAAGTTGTCTATCACCATGAGAAATGTTCCAGATATACTGGATGAGTCCATTCATTGCTCCAGCAGTCTGATTATCCGAATCTTCTGCTGCAGTTACTCGGAAAGTAGGACGATTCGATGTAAGTATTCCTTTTGCCAATTCTACTGCGGGATGAATACGATTTATTACTAGTGCTGCCTGAGAACGGGCTTCGAGTATCTTTTTATCTTTTTCGGACCACTGAGCACCATATCGGAACTCTCTATCTTCTGTAGCTTGCTGTGCCCAGATAACTCTATTTCCGGAACTAAATCTAGTAAATAATTCCTGTGTTTCTTCGGCATAGTAGCTATCGCTTGAAGTCATAACATTTTTATCTTTTTTCATATATCACATCTTCCTCGCTTACATATACTTCCGCAGAATCGCTATGAAATCCAATAGCCGAAGCTCCGGAATATATTGCTTCTTCCTCGTTATCTGGAAAAGCTTTATCTATTATAAAACGAATAAGTTCTGTGTTCTCCGTGGCTGGTATCCCATGCGCTCGTAGATTATCTACTATGATCCCAACTCTATTTGACCAGAGAATACACTTCACGATACCCTCGGTATCGATCTCTTCGTTCTTTACCTCTTCGTCGTTTTTCTTAAGTTCTTCGTCTTTTTTAGTCTTTTTTGTCGTCATACTGCCATCCAACTTAGTCTCTCTTTCTTTACAATTTCCTTATCCGGACTGGTTTGTAATCTCTTCTTTGGAGGACGGTAACCATAATTTGACGCCATCCAAATACTGTCAAGTATATCGTCATGTTTTCCTCTGGGGAATGCCAAGAATTCCCTTTCTGCTTCAAGATCGTTAGGTCGGAATATCAGTTTCCCTCGAGCCATTAGCGGCACTAATCCGATTAATCTCTGAGACTTACTCGTTCTATGTGTAATCTTCTTTTCAATTCCGGGAATATATATACCCTCTTCCAGCATCATCTGTCTCGTAGTCATACGACAACTTTCCTGATAAGCCTGAGATTCGATGTAGACACCACGATGATGCCACTTCTTAAATAGATCAATAATCATTTTCGGATGTTCTGCAGGATTACACTTTACTCGAACCATATCAACGATGAACTGATAGCCATCGGCATCAATACCAATAGTAGTCATTACGGTATAATCACTATGTGCAGAAATAGCAGAAGCAAGATCAATACCAAGAAATAGATATACTAATCGCTTCTCACCGTTATAATTCACATACCACTCACCGTTTATCTCTTCAATCTTGCCATCGTAGGTATGAATATACTCTGGTCGAAATGGTGCATCATCTGGAGATTGAGGCTGATTCATATACTCTTGAAAGAATCCAGAGGTATTGCCCATATGTTCGAAACCTTGACGAATCTCTTCTATCTTCTCCATAGGATACATCTCTTCCCAGATACTATTACCATTCTCATCGATAATAGATTTCCAGATTACTTTCCAATCCGGAGCGTCTTTTACCCACTGAAGAAAACAATCTTCGGAGATTATAGTACCAATAGCGATTATTCTACCGTCTTGCTGAGAAAGAGATGGTATAACTGCTTCCGTAATCCATTTCCGATTAAATGCACGAGCTTCTGCGGTATTAGCATTCATTTCGGATTCGAAGTCATCAAGAACGATTATATTAGATCGGGTATCATCTTTTATTAGACCACGCACTTTCTGACCGGTACCAAGAGCAAGAACTCTTGCTCCATTGGCAAGAATAATATCGTCTTCTCTCCAACGTTCTGCAGTATCTGAACCAAGATTTCCAAAGTATCTTTCGATTTTTTTATTATGATCTAGAGTATTTTTAATACGAGTAAGATAGTTTATAGATTGGCTTCTAGACTCTGAAATAAGAACAGCGAATAAGTCTCTATCTGGTGGCTTATGCAATATCTCCCAGAGAATATAGATGAACGAAGCGATAGTACTCTTCGCCATACCTCTCGGAAGTGCAATAGCCAACTTCTTCGCTTCTTTATCCTGAAGAAGATCATAGATCTCGAAATGAACTTCCGGCATAGTAAGTGGTACCGACTTCGGAAGACAAGTAAGTGCAAACGCTGGAATAGAGATGCGCATAGCCATCTTCACTATTTCCCGGTCGGAAGCTTCCGGGAACTCATTTCTTAGTTCTTTTAGGATCTCCTCAATAGAATACATTACTTATTCGCATTCAGTGCAAATACAGCTCTTCGGATAGTCCTAGTATCGTATTTGGACTTATTCGCCAATACGTGTCTTGCATAAGCAAGAACATCACTAAATCCAGCAGAATGTGCTTGCTGAGTAAAAGCACCCTCGGTACCCTTCTCGGCAATTCTCTTCGCTGCTTTTGCGATCCAATTTGATTTCTTTGCCATATTAATTCTCCTTATATAGCTCTTGGAATACGATTAGCCTTCCTACCATCAAAGTAATAATACTCACCAGTATTTTTATCTACAAAGAAATATGGCTCTCCAGTATTCATGGAGACTGGAGGAGCTGGTGTATAAACCTTCGTAGAAACCGCTGGAGCAACTTGATTTCCAGTATAACTAGGTGTCCGATTAGCTGTTATCCTATTCAAAAGATCGGCATTATTGACAGTATATGTGTTTTCTATGTTCTGAAGCTTTCTTTGCAAATTATTTTCCATGTATTTGTACAATAGGTAATAAATGGGGGAATAAAGTCGATCTATAAACGATCTAAATGGATCGGTCCACGTTGACTGGGTTCTTGGTGTTTTGGATGTTTTTGGTTGTTTTACTTTCTTAGAAGACGTTGGAATATAAACTTTTGTAGAAACTGCTTCTGCTGATTCATAAGAACTTGGAGTAGAACCGAATAAGTCTCCTCCAGTAATCTTAGAAACGGTTTTAAAAACACTCTTCTTCGCTTTTACCTGTTTTCCGGGAAGTTCTTTAGATTTTTTACTAATAACAACTGGACTAGAAGATGGCACTTCTCGAATCTTTTTCCTTGTTTCTGGCGGTAATTCTATCCTTGGTTCAGCTTCCGGATGTCGTTGAAGATAATTTCTACGATTTACAAGAGCATTAAATGCCTCCGGACCAGCATCGTAAGCATAAGCGGCACCTTCGTAAGTGCCTCCACCAGCTTCATACATACGATTTATAAGGTCCTGAATTTGCTGTTTAGTAGCGTATCTTAAGTAATCTTGAGTGGTATTTCTCATTAGTTCTCCTTTTTTTGCTGAGAAAGCTTAATACGATTGGAAACTTTCTCCAATTTCGCTAAGTCTTCACTTTCGGACTCCAATTCGAAGGTCCGAGTATCAATCTGACGATCTTTGTCTTTCATGCCGTACATATCCACGAAATTCTCTGCGGCTCGTAGCATATTGGCGGCATCTCTTTTCTCTTTGGCGACTTTCATCGCATCAAGAAGCATCTCAATCACGGTTTGTTCTGTAATGCCACAACTTTCTAATATTTTTTTTACTTCTTCTCTTACCATTTTCGTACATTCCTCACTTTTATAGAACTTTTTTATCTTCTGTGCTCGCTGACTCTTCGGAGAAACACAGAGAATATTGACAATTTCGCCAATATCAAGTCCATTTGCCGCCATTCTTACTACCGCTCCATCCAAAAGCGCACCTCTCGTATACTTATGACTAATATAATCTTCGGTTTGCGAACGATTTTCCGCAAGAACGAGCATTTTTGCCCGAGAATTATAGTATTGTGCATTCGAATAGGGCAAATGATAGTATCCAAAAGCACTTTTTAGTACAATTCCGGAACGAATAAAGGCGATGGAATGAATCGGAACCACGATTCCATCGTCGGAAAGCACATAAAAAGGCACCGATTCCGCCAATTCTTTCGAATAATGCAGATCTTTCCAGTAAGAATACGGAATTCCTCGCTTCTTCGCCTCTTCTTCATCGAAGGCTTGCCAATTTATAGTTTTTCCACCGAATAAGCTACGGTGCTGTACTCGTCTTTCCAGTATCATAGTGGACAAAATAATCGGAAAAAGATATTTGTCAAGAGAAATATTGAAAGAGCGAATAAGTTTCTCACTGATACTCTGAAGAAACATATGGGAATCGATTCCGAATTTGGCAAAAAAGGGGTCAAAAATTATTTCCACGGTATGAAATAATTGGAAGTGGTAAAAGTATACTACCCGGAAGAGAAAACTTCGTAAAACGAATATTTGGGCTTCTTATCGAATACCATTCTCAAAATATATTACACACTTCGTAATAGTCAAATA